GGCGCTCGGCGGGGCGACGGTATTCGGGCTGTTTACCGGGACGGATTTCGGGATTGTGTTTGGCGCGTTTGCCGGGGCGTTGTTTGTGGCCACGATGCCACAGGTGATTTCTGTCTGGCGTGTGGCGGCGCATTTTCTGGTGTCGTTCATTGTTGGCGTGCTGGGGGCGGATGTCCTTGCGTCCTGGCTGGTCGAAAAATTGAATCTCCACAGCACATCTCTCGACGCGCTTTGTGCGGTACTGGTATCGGTGGTGTCGGTGAAGATTCTCTCATTCATCCACCAGCAGGATATCGCATCGCTGGTATCCGGGCTGTTCTCCCGTCTGCGGGGTGGAGGCGGTAATGTTAAGTAACCTTCCCGGATTACTGAATGTGGTGTTAAGCACGGTTATCGTGCTGACGCTCTTTTTTTATCGTCGTGGTGAGTCGAGACATAAACCGCTGATGTCGTGGCTGGCCTGGCTGCTGATGCTGCTTTATGCCTTTGCGCCGCTTTGTTATCTGTGTGGTCGCTTTCCACCCGGTAACTGGCTGGTCGTCCTGATTAACCTGGTGTTCTGCGTGCTGGTGATACGAGCACGCGGGAACGTATCAAAAATCCTTGTATTACGAAGGCGCTGATATGAAGTCGAAAGATGAAATTTTTGACGAAATTCTGGGAAAAGAGGGCGGTTACGTCAATCACCCGGATGATAAAGGTGGTCCGACTAAATGGGGCATCACTGAAAAAGTTGCCCGTGCACACGGTTATCAGGGCGATATGCGTGACCTGACGCGTGGGCAGGCGCTGGAAATACTCGAGGCGGACTACTGGTACGGACCACGATTCGACCAGGTTGAGGACCTGTCTCCGGATATTGCCGCAGAGTTGTGCGATACGGGCGTGAACATGGGGCCAACTGTGGCGTCCAGAATGCTTCAGCGCTGGCTGAACGTTTTCAACCTGCGCGGGAAACTCTATCCGGATATGGATGCTGATGGACGCATCGGGCCGCGTACTCTTAATGCATTACGGGCATATCTGAAAAATCGCAGCAGGGATGGTGAACTGGTACTGGTGAAAGCCCTGAACTGTACGCAGGGCGAGCGTTATCTGGAGCTGGCAGAGAAACGCGAGGCCAATGAGTCGTTTGTCTATGGCTGGATGAAAGAGCGCGTGGTGGTTTAAAAACTGACACTGAAGTGCTGAACACCCTCAACTCATGCAGGCTCTTTTCTGGGGCTACGATGAGCGAAAGTAAGGGGCATAGCATCAGATAGCAAAAACCCCGGCTGCGGTAACAGTCCGGGGTTTTCTGTTTCTGGCCTTGGGTAAGGCAAAGGAGAACATGAGGAAGTATAAACTAATTCTGTTGAGGTTGACTATGAAAAACGGCCTTGAATTGAAAGCGCCTGTAACTGATGACATCAGCAGAGCGGTGGCTTTTGCCATTAAGTGGGTGGCGGTCGGTATCGCTGTGTCTCCGATGCTGTATGGGATGGCAAAATTGCTCATTGCTGTGAAATCGTAAGTGGGGCAGGGGTAAATATGTCAGATAGCATTATAAAACTGGCGCGAATTCTCTGTGTGGTTGTTGGCCTTTCATTTTCAGCAATGTTGGTTGCCATTTTCATTTCCACCGCCTGGCGAGTATTGAGCTTATCCGGATTGATTGGTGGATAGTGAGATGAAGCGAAAACACTGGACACACAGAATGCCGCGAACGGCGGCGAAATGGGCACTGGTAGCGATACTGGTGCCTTTTTTCCTGGTGGGATGCGTCAGCCTGGATAAGGCGCGCCAGCTTTTCGATACAGCTTCTCAGGTCTGTGAAATTGTCGACGGTGTTCGGCAGTGTATGCAGAACTGATCGCCTGTAAGAGCAGAATATTGTTGAATCTAAATTTACTTTGAACAGTGGCCCGGATGGAAAGGGCATCTAAATAGGAGCAGAAAAATGTTAACTGTAAAAGTCATGTCTCAAAATGGTGGGGAAGAGATCCATTGCGGGCGTAGCATTGGCTATCATCCTGAGCAGCGGAGTATTGCCGTATCGGGAAAGGATGGGAAAGTCATTCTGAAAGATGGAGATATTGCTTATGTAATGAACCAAAACGCTCAAATAATATCTGTTTATCGGCCCAATAATAGTCAGAAAAACATTTGAATTTCGCAAGGCCAAAGTTCAGTGGTGATCGTTATCAACTAATTGAAATAACAAGCTTATGTTTGTGTAATTGGTGATATAGCATGTTAATGCTGAATATCAGCGTCAACATGGAGTTATACAATGGTTTTTAAACACTATTACGTGAACAAAAATGCTCAGAGCAATGGCGATCATGAGGTGCATGCTGAGGAATGTTCATATCTTCCTGCTGTAGCTAACCGCGATTACCTTGGTTACTATAGTGATTGTTCTTCGGCGGTAACAGAGGCAAAGGCCAAAGGATATTCCCGGGTGAATGGTTGCTATTGGTGTGCCAATAAGTGCCACACGTCTTAATCAATTGTCAATAAACCATAAAGGCCGCTCTGCGGCCTTTTTCATGTTAAAAAAGATTGCGGCATTACAGCAGCCCTTCACTCTAAGGGGCTGCTGTAATGTGAGAAATAAAAAACCGGTCCAGCTACACAGAACCGGCCGGCGAAGACCGCCAATACCACCCATGCATTGATGCAACATGCTAATGACAATAGCCGCTATTGATGTAAATGCAATGTTATGCATCGACGAAAATAAAAAACCGGCAGGGGAAATCCATTGAAGATTTGCCGGTGGCAAAAGAGGGCCATGCTTTTAACCTTAGTCGCAGAGTTACGGAGTGCAACAACGACCGTCGCCGTTATCTTGCTGAAAGGCGTTTCAATGATTTTCATCAATTTATTCATCAGCAATGGTGATAATCACTCTCATTTGTGCGGGTCCTTCCGGTGGGGTGGCCTGCCACGGGGCGGAGACCTCGCGGGTTTTCGCTATTTACGAGTTTTTTTGAGGTGATGGTTGTTGTTTTATCGTTTGATATATCTACTTGATAAGTAATAAGAAAGAAAAATAAACACAACAACCTGATGATCTTTCTTATACGAAAAAGCATGTAAAATCAGAGGGTTTTACAAAAAACGTGGTTGTTGTATTGCTTTTTTGCCGGTGGTTTATGGAGGGACTGTGGCCTTTTTATTGAATAAAAGCGACATGGCCTCCTCCATCGGTATCTCAGTACAGGCATTTGATAAATGGGGTGTTCCTCCTGTTGAGCGCCGGGGGAGAGAGGTTTTCTATGACGTTAAAACTGTACTGGAGATAGATCGCGAGCGACGTCAACAAAACCAGAAATCTTCAGGTGGTGAAAATGATCTTGAGGAAAGGCTACTTAAGGCCAGGGTTAACCTGACGGAAGAACAGGCTATTTCTCAGCGGTTAAAAAACCAGGTTGCAGAGCATAAGGTGATTGATACAGCTTTCTCTATTTTTGCCCTGTCCCGGTTATCCGGAGAACTGGCATCTGTTTTGGACAGTATTCCGCTTTCGATGCAAAGAAAATTCCCTGAATTGACAGGCAGACAATTGGCTTATCTAAAAGAGCTGGTTGCGAAGGGGGCTAATAAATGCGTTGAGTCTGCTGAAAAAATGAAGGAATTTGCGGATGAGTATTACAGAAATACAGATGAATAATTTCGTATTGGCAGTGAAGGCGGGTCTCTCAGTCCTGAAAAGACCATTGCCAATGACCCCCGTTGAATGGGCGGATGCCAATTACTATCTCCCGAAAGAATCCGCATACCAGGAAGGGCGCTGGGAAACACTGCCCTTTCAGCGGGCCATCATGAATGCGATGGGCAGCGACTACATCCGTGAGGTGAATGTGGTGAAGTCTGCCCGTGTCGGTTATTCCAAAATGCTGCTGGGTGTTTATGCCTACTTCATAGAGCATAAGCAGCGCAACACCCTTATCTGGTTGCCGACGGATGGTGATGCCGAGAACTTTATGAAAACCCACGTTGAGCCGACTATTCGTGATATTCCGTCGCTGCTGGCGCTGGCCCCGTGGTATGGCAAAAAGCACCGGGATAACACGCTCACCATGAAGCGTTTCACCAATGGGCGTGGCTTCTGGTGCCTGGGCGGTAAAGCGGCAAAAAACTACCGTGAAAAGTCGGTGGATGTGGCGGGTTATGATGAACTTGCTGCCTTTGATGAGGATATTGAACAGGAAGGCTCTCCGACGTTCCTTGGCGACAAACGTATTGAAGGCTCGGTCTGGCCAAAGTCCATCCGTGGCTCCACGCCAAAAGTGAGAGGCACCTGCCAGATTGAGCGTGCAGCCAGTGAATCCCCGCATTTTATGCGTTTTCATGTTGCCTGCCCGCATTGCGGGGAGGAGCAGTATCTTAAATTTGGCGACAAAGAGACGCCGTTTGGCCTCAAATGGACGCCGGATGACCCCTCCAGCGTGTTTTATCTCTGCGAGCATAATGCCTGCGTCATCCGCCAGCAGGAGCTGGACTTTACTGATGCCCGTTATATCTGCGAAAAGACCGGGATCTGGACCCGTGATGGCATTCTCTGGTTTTCGTCATCCGGTGAAGAGATTGAGCCACCTGACAGTGTGACCTTTCACATCTGGACAGCGTACAGCCCGTTCACCACCTGGGTGCAGATTGTCAAAGACTGGATGAAAACGAAAGGGGATACGGGAAAACGTAAAACCTTCGTAAACACCACGCTCGGTGAGACGTGGGAGGCGAAAATTGGCGAACGTCCGGATGCTGAAGTGATGGCAGAGCGGAAAGAGCATTATTCAGCGCCCGTTCCTGACCGTGTGGCTTACCTGACCGCCGGTATCGACTCCCAGCTGGACCGCTACGAAATGCGCGTATGGGGATGGGGGCCGGGTGAGGAAAGCTGGCTGATTGACCGGCAGATTATTATGGGCCGCCACGACGATGAACAGACGCTGCTGCGTGTGGATGAGGCCATCAATAAAACCTATACCCGCCGGAATGGTGCAGAAATGTCGATATCCCGTATCTGCTGGGATACTGGCGGGATTGACCCGACCATTGTGTATGAACGCTCGAAAAAACATGGGCTGTTCCGGGTGATCCCCATTAAAGGGGCATCCGTCTACGGAAAGCCGGTGGCCAGCATGCCACGTAAGCGAAACAAAAACGGGGTTTACCTTACCGAAATCGGTACGGATACCGCGAAAGAGCAGATTTATAACCGCTTCACACTGACGCCGGAAGGGGATGAACCGCTTCCCGGTGCCGTTCACTTCCCGAATAACCCGGATATTTTTGATCTGACCGAAGCGCAGCAGCTGACTGCTGAAGAGCAGGTCGAAAAATGGGTGGATGGCAGGAAAAAAATACTGTGGGACAGCAAAAAGCGACGCAATGAGGC